TATGACATCATGAAAGGTTGTGAGAAGAATTCATCTTCTAATCTTATCCTCTCTAATAGAGGGATATCTTTTGCGCTAATCAGTTTCATCATTTAATGTAATTATTCCTTCACAAAAGGAACTTAAAATTGTAATGTAGACTCCTGGTTTTGTTTTGTTGTAACTCCAGTATTTGCCATTTACACTTAAAGGAACAGGTAAAATAATATCAGCATTATCATCTTCAATCCATCCTGCTTTAGTCATCTCATCTTGTATAGTTTGAGCAGGATTAATAAAATCCCATCTGTGTCTACTACCTCTTACAAAGTGCATTCCTACAATGATAGGTAGTTCTTTACCTTCCATCATTTTTTTGAAATGATCTTTGAACTTTTTCCAATAAGGAGCAGTTAACTTTCTATACTTCTGAGTTGCTTTACTAGCAATAAACATTCCTGACCTAGTCATGATTCTACCATTCTTACTGCTAGGTACAGCATATGGAATAAAGAAGATTGTATTACTCATAAATGTTTCTTTAAATACTCTTTAACTTTTTTAGCACCGTGATCTTTAACAGAATCACTAATGTCTTTTGATAACTCTATTAGAACATATGGGAGATTATATTCTCTTTCATACTTCTCCATCATTTTTCTACCAGCTTCATCATTGTCAAAGATAACATACTTCTTAGAGTACTCTCCTTGTATCCAATCCATAATTGGTTCTAGACTGCTATTCTCACTTGCTGGTGCAATGAAATCACCTTTGATGTTAAGACTTTTCATAGTCATAATATCTTTAAGTGAACTGCATATAAACAATGTAGGATGACCTTCTAGTTGCTCCCAACCTTGAACATACTTGGAGAAATTCATAAACTTTTTGTCCTTGTTTTCTGGCATGTATATTTTACATACTTCACCATCTGCTTTGGTATAAGCATATACTCTTCTACCTACTCTGCTAAAACTTTCAGAGTCTCTTGTCATAGTAAATGAAGATACAGGTCTTACATTATAAAGATCTAATAAAGTACTTCCAATGTTATATGGAGCCCAGTATTCTTTATCATCTTTATTCCAAGATCTATAAATAATATCATGCAGCTTCCACTTAATTGGTTTTTCTATAGAAGATCTTGTATAAGTTTTTCCTTTTAGAAAATTCCTATAATCTTCAATAACCATATTGGAAGCATCTATGAAATCTAATGATTTTAATTTCATTATTAAATCTATAGCATTGCCACCAAGTCCTGTGCTAAAACATTTGTATCTGTATTCATTAGATGAATTTAAATAAATGTACATACTAGGAGTATTCTCTGTAGGATTAAATAAACTTTTGATCTTTACATTCTGACCATTTAGTTTTTCTTTCAATCCTATATAATTCTCAAATATCCAATGTGGTGGTACATCATTTATACTGAATACTGCTTCTCTACTTGAAAACATAAGTTAAATGAATTAAACATCAAAGGGGGACTTATAATCCCCCTCAATGATGTTGTTATTAAACCAATTAATCTAAATCTAAATCATTGTTATCACGACCTGAGAAAGATTCTATAGTTTCAGAAGGCTTTTTCTTCTTAATATGAACACTTTCATTGAATGTGATTAGCTTGCTTGGTTTTTCACCATCAGCAACAAGTTCATAAGGTAATTTACCTTTTTCAAGCTTTGGTAAAAACAAACGATGTTGAATGTATCCTGCTTTGTTTTCATACTCACTACCTGCAATGCAGAAGTTAATATACTTTTCAGGATTGATCAAATATTTCTTTGCTGCTTCTAAATAATCTTCAATGCTGTCTGCTTGAATATCATTTTCAATTAGGTCTTTGCTTGCACCAATCTCTTTTGCAAAATTCCAAATCCATCTGAACATTGCATCATCTCTTTTCAAGACTTTGCCATCTTTGTTTGTGTAGTCACTATACGCATATTGCTGTGTTTGAACACGAGCAACCTGACCTTTATAGTTGCCTAACTCAGGGATATCCTTATCAATTGCTAAACCTTCAAATCCTTCTTCTAAGATAGGCATTGTCTCTAGGTTCAACATGATGTTATAAGAGTTAGTGTCATAAGGAGGAACATCTAATTTAATGTCTACAATCCTTGCTACTACATTTCCTGGTTGAATTACTTTGGAAGTTCCAGAATTACTTCCTACTTTTTTGTCTGCTTCTTTACTACTAAACATAATAATTTAATTTAAGTGTTAATCAATATAAATTTTGTCCCAATTTGTAACTATTGTATCATCATCTGTTATCTCTGATAATACAATCTCTTTGTTTCTTAAATGCTCTGGTCTAGCACCACAAGATATCTCATCACTAGTTTTAAAGCTAATGATATTTTGTTTTCCTTTTCTGTAAAGATAACCAATGGCATCAGAATTACTAGCAGTTATTCTTTTAATTTTACCTGTTAAATCTAAATCCATACTATTGAATTCATTACCAGCTTTTTCTAGCATAGTATCTTTAACGTGTCCAACTAAAATAACTTTTGGTGCTAATTGTCTAATGAAATCCAAGATCTTATTATAAGCTTGTCTTAACCACTGATAGCCTGCACCCTGAGGCATATTGATAATAGTACCATACTTTGGCTTACCTTCTGTAAACCAATTCTTACCCATAGAAGATTTAGAGTATAACTCCTCTGCATATCCTATGCAGAATTCTTCTAGTGCAGTTACAGTATCTATAGCAATATAATCATAAGGATTACCTGCTTCTTTAATAGCTTTACCTACTTGCTTTAGTTCTTCTAATGTTTTGATTTTAATCTTCAATGCCTCTACATAGTCTGAGCCATCTTCAAAATCTAGAATCAAACAATTCTTTAAACCTGCTAGTAGAGTAGTCTTACCCACTTTAGGCTTGCTAAATATAATTAATTCTTTAGGTGATTTTGTCAATGCTTTAACAGGAGCTAAAGGCAATTCAATTTTTGTTTCTGATGACATTTATTTTCTTTATTTCTTCGTTTAACCATGATTTAGTACTAACAGGTACACACTGTATGATTGATAATAAATCTCTTATTGTCATTGTACTAGTGTGTTCATCTTGCTGTTCTTCTTTTGATGAATAAGAATCAGAAAATTCAAAGTCAAGCTGAGGTTCTTTTGCAAACCCAGGTCTAGCAACAACAGGTTGTAGTTCATTTATATTTACCACATAAGGTCCCTCTTCATGAAACCCTGCTGAAGTATAAACTTCATCATAGTTTTTACACATAGGTAATGTGTATAATACTAATTCTGTTGTTGGATTATTATCTGTATCCACTAAATCATTCCAATCTTTATCAAAGAGAATAAACATATGTTTACCTGCAAACTCATAACCCATCAACAATACATGATTAGGATTATCTCTGATACTTTTTGGTGAAATTAAACTTGGAGTAAGATGATTATAACCCATGCTTTTTGCTTTCTCCATTACAGAGCTTTGAATCTTCTCTTTTGCTAAATGCCAAGGTCCTTTTTTCTTTTCGCTTTTAAATTCCATAAATTAAATAATTTGATAAATTTTACTCTTTGCAAAATCTGCTCTAAACAAGGTTAGTCTAGGCTCACCATTTCTTACCTTTAGGAAGTGGACTGCTAAGGTATCCATATCTACAGGTATTCTGTCTGGACCATAACTTGTTAAACCATATTTTGCAGGTCTATTAATGCCAACTAAGATATCTGTAAATTGTAGTAATGCATCAGCACCAAATACATCACTATCTTTTACAAAATTTCCAATACTATTTTTTGCTAATCTTTCAGTACTTTCTATTTCTCTATTTAATTGACTCAATACTATGAAACAAACTGGTAGTTGTCTCCTAGTTTCTGCAAGCATATTGCCTAAGTTGTATAATGTTTCAATTCTATCTTTCTCACTAGCACTCTTCTTCAAGAGTAAACTGTGGTCAATAGTAATTAAAATTGGTTTCTTCTTAAGCTCATAGAACTTAAAAATCTTCTCTCTCATTGATTCTACTGTCAAGGGTCTCTCATAAGTATAGATTTCTTTGTATTTGTTTTCATTACAATATTTAATTGCAGCATCTAAATCATCATCTGTAAGCTTTGTACCTACACTTGATAATCTCCTTACATTAATTCCTGTGTTACCACTGATTTCTCTTAATGCAATGTTTCTAGCTAACATCTCAAATTGAAAGTCTAGCACACAGAAATCTTGATCAGGATTGAGTTTAAAAGCTTCTCTTGATATCATACTACCAATTAAAGTTTTACCACTACCAGGCCTCCCTGCTATTACAGTGAGACTATTCCATTCTAATCCATCCATTGATACATCATTAAACTTATTCCAAGGAGTCTTAATACTTTTAATCTCTCCTGTTCTTCTCTTTTGTGAATAAGCTATTGCTTGATCATATGCTTCAGATATGTGAATGAATCCTGATTCTTTAAGTGATTTTGTCATTTTGCTAATTTATTAATATAATTTAAACTTTCAAAATTTACCACAAGATTTTTTCCTTCTTGTAGTCAACTAATTGCAAATTAATTTTGTTAAAGATATCATTGCAATCCCAGTTAAATTGTTTTTGGTATGCTGCATAAGCAGGGTGGGTAGATTTTAATACTGTATGATGATCTCCAATAAATGCTTCATATTGTTGAGCTTGTTTACCCATCAATGCCCACACTAATCCTGTTTGCTGAAAGTTTAGCATATCTAATAGATATTCCATAAATGGTTTCCATGTATCTACATGCTTACCAATTTTACTAACTTCTGTAGTAAGAGCTGAATTAAGCATTAGAACACCTTGGTGAGACCATCTAACTAAATCAAGTCTTTCTTCATTCTCAACAGGATCTCTATCTTCTAGAGCCACAGTGTCTTCTATAGCCCTAAGCATATATCTTAGACTTGCTTCTGCTTTGTTAGTATTGCTACAACTAAATGCTATACCATCTGCAACTAATGGTTGTGGATATGGATCTTGGCCAATGATCACAACTTTTATTTTGTCTAGTGGACATTCTTCAAATGCCCTAAATAATTGTTTAAGTGGAGGAGTAAATCTTCTTCCTTCTTGATTCTCATTTACTAGAAAATCAATAATAGATTCGAACTCACTACTTCTAAGATGTGCTCTTAAGAATGAGGCCCATCCACTATCCACTAATTTTCCAATAAGTTTATCCTTGATTTGTTTAGTATCAGTTTTTTCTTTATTTTCGTACATAAATTAAATTTATTTATTATGAGCAAAATATTTGTAAATGCCATTAAGAAAGATGCTGTTGTCAAAGTACCTTTTAATACAGATGAAATTTCACAACTTCATTGTATTTTATTAAAGCACTTAGATGGTAAGTTTTCTCTTGATGATGCATCTTGGGAAACAGTGGAATCACTGTGTAGCAAAATTGATAATTATGCTAGAATTCAAAATCAAGTTGAATCTAAAGAAGTTAATTTCTAATGGAGAATCAAGAAACAAATCCTTCAGAAGAGTTCGCTAACATGATTGGTGATCCTGAACAAGAAATTGAAGTTCTAGATGATGAAAAGATATTTAATATCCCCATGTCAGGTGCTTATGCTAAGAGACTTCAAGCATTAGGTGCTTGGATGACTGAAAGCAAGAAACCAGAAGAGATATTAAAAATCTATGAAACACTTTCATCAGAAGATGGGAATACTAAATATGATTTTTTCACTTTTCATTTAGAGACAATGCTTATTTTACTTCATGAGATTGAAAAACAAGCAAGAGAAGCTGGCTCTATAACTAAAGTAAAAATTAAAGACATAGAAGGTTTAGTATAAAATACAACCAAACTCATTACCTATCTCGATACAGGCTTGTATGGCCATGGATATTTGATCTTTACTACAATCAGCAAAGCTCTTTACCATTTCCAATGGCTTACCTTCACTATCTTTTGCTTTAACAGTGAGGCCTGCTTTTCTCTTTACTTCTAGTTTTACATCTTCAAAGTCATTACCAGTGCAATGTGCAAGCTCTCTGATAAGAGCATGTACTTTTGCTAACTGTATAAGACTGTGATCATCTTTAACTACTTCAATCATCATACTTACTCTATTGCCAGGCTTTAGAGAATGTAATAAACGATTGAACTTTTGTAACTCTTTATCATTTCTAGGAGCTAACACTCCTTTCTCATCAACTGAGTATTCAATAACTGTGTACATCTTTGTAAGTAATTTTATCTGGGTCAAAATCTTCTAGAGCTTTCTCCACCCATTTCTTATCAATAGTCTCGTGATACATTAGTATGTGAATATCTGCAACTTTATCAGGAGTTAGTCTCAATACTCTACCTATTCTCTGTGCCGCTTTCCTTTCGTTGCCATATGCATGGAGAAGAATAGCACACTCAAGATCAGGAATATTAATACCCTCATTGAGTTGTAAGACACAAGATAATCTAGTAATAGTTCCATCTTTAAATAGTTCTAAATTAGTTTCACTATTAGGATTACCACTATGATAACTGTGCTCACACATCCTGTCTGCCTGTTCCTGTGTATTACAGAATATAATACACTTACCTTTTATTGTATCAGCCAATTTCTTTGCATATGATTCTTTAGTGGGATACTCCATCAATCCTCTCATCCTCATTATTCTGAAATACATTTCAGACTTAGGATTAGATGCTCCCATTAATGCTCTGCATTGATACTGGTAATTATCATACTCACTAGTAGTCCATGATTTAGTTTTTGTTTTAACAGTGTATACAGATAATCTACTAAGATTTACAGGGTGCACTACAATTCTATAATCATTTAAGATTTTATCATCTACTGCACTGTCTGTAATGTACTTGTATTTTATAGGACAAAACTTGTTTACCATAAATCCCTTCTCTGATTTAGCAAATCTGGGTGGTGTACCTGTTAATCCTACAATTCTACCTGCATAATGTGTTAACCAAAAATCATGTGAATATAATAAAGAATGGCACTCATCTAAGTATATCACATCATAATCCTGAGGTTGTTTATTTAATGATAAGTATGTAGTAATGGTTGTTCTATCTGTTAGATAAGACAAACCAAACTTATTCATATCATCAAACCAACTAGTAAATATACTTTTCTTAGGTGCTACAACTAAGAACTTAGCATCAGAATTAACATTCTTTAAATACCAATCCATGTGTAATAGTCCTATGTATGTTTTACCAACACCCATGGATATAGCTAATCCAACTCTACTATTGTGTTTTGCAACAGTGAGAGCTTCTTGTTGTACTTGTTCTCTTTTACTCATAATCTAGTTTTAGAAAAACCTTGCTTGGCAATAAGGATAAAGTGTTAAGTATTCTTTTCTAAGTTTGGAATATAACCCATCTAAAGCAGCTTTCTTTTCTGATTTGGGTTTTGGAGATTTTATTGGTTCTTTCTTGTACCAACAATCTTTGCAGTATTTTTCACCTGCATAGTTTTTCCATATGGTTTTTAATTCTCCACACGCAGCACATTGTTTGAGCTTTGCAATCATTCATCATCAGGCTCTATATCAAGGTCCTGGAGTTTATCTAAGGAATCTGGGTCTATACACTCTTCGCTATATTCTTCAAGTTCTTCTTCATAATCATAGTTACGTTTAGATTCACCATTTAATAACACACTAGACACAAATGGATTATTCAAATCATCACCCCAATTAGCAGACATCAGATATTCAAAATCATCGTCTGTCATTCTTAGATAAACTTCCAAGGAAACCTCGATGGATTTTCCATTTGGAAGGTTGATAATCATTCTTTTATAATAATAAAATACAATTATCAAACCTACCAATAATAACACTTAAACTTTACAAATTTAAAAAAAACATTGCACTATATCACTATAAT